AGAGCCGGCCTTATGGTCAGAGTTCATGACAAAGTTGCCAGACTTGAGAACCTCATAGAGAACAACTCAACACCCAACAATGAATCAATCCAAGACAATGTTATGGATGTAATTGGCTACGCAGCCATTGGTATTATGTGGGAATCAGACACATTCATGCTGGAGCTAAAATAATAGAAGAAGTACCAGACACGCCGACGCGTGATTTAGTGCACAACGGAAATGGTTGGCACGGTCTGCCGTTCTATTTGACATCATGCGGACTTCAAGATGCAACCTACATTGTCACTTATAACAAAGATTTAGTCACTTGCAAGCAGTGTCTAAAAGTGATTAGCGGTTGAAACCTCGTTTTAGGTAGTCAAGAACAAGCTGGCTAGACGACTCGCTTTCTTCACCATACGAACCATCTACGGCCGCATTAACGATGTGGCGCTTTGACTGTATCAAGTCATAGATTTGTTCATCAACTGTGTCAACCGCTATAGCATATGTAACCATCACTGAGCCTTTTTGCCCAAGTCTGTGACATCGACTATAGAGCTGGTCAACATCAGCCGGAGTCCATGGGAGCTCCACGAACAGCACTTTTTGAGCAGCGGTTAGAGTGTGGCCGGTCTTGGCTGCTTGCATTGACAGGACTATTACAGGGGCTTCTTCGGTGGACAGGTTTTGGAACATCTTCTTTGCCTTCTCAACATCTTCAACATCCATCCCACCCTGTATTTTTAAACCACCAAACTCATTAGCCAAATAGTCAACTACATCACGATGGTGAGCAGCAATTACAACTTTCTCACCAGCTTCCACCTGAGTCTGCACCCATTCTTTAATTGATTCCATCTTCCCTTTTGCTGCCAACCTACGTAATACAGAAAGTTTGACCAAGTGAACATTTGACTCGGCTTTTATTTTTGCTACAACCGCAGCCGAATAAGGAGATTTTCCGATTTCTAAAGCAATCTCTTTTGCTCGCTGAACAAGGTATTCAACAATATCGTCTTCAGCTTTTTTATATTCAGCTCGATGCTTATCTGAGAGATTAATAACATGCTTATCATGGATTACATCTGGCAGTTCTGGAAGCACTTGTTCCTTTGTGCGTCGTATGTAACAAAGTGAGCGAAGTATCTCATTGAGTTCCTCTAAGTTTGTAGCACCGGATGTATTCCAATGTCCCCATTTGTCTTTAAAAGCTCCGCAATAGCGTCTATAGAAGCCCCAGGTGCCACCAAGCTCGTTAAGCCTGCCAATGATGTCTAATTGACTTGCGTACTCTGCTGGCCTGTTCGTCACTGGTGTACCGGTTAGACATAGAACCAAACCAGATTTTATTGTTTTTGAAATCTTTATTGCAGCTTTTGTGCGCTGTGCTGTTGGTGTTTTGAGGTAGTGAGATTCATCGCAAATAAGAGATTTGTAACCTTTTAAACTCTTCACCCAATGGCTTATGTTTGCATACCCAATAACTACTATGTCGTGCTCTTCGCTCGGAAAGGTTGAGCGGTCAACTACAACGCTTGCTTTTCTAGATGGTATCCATTTTTCTACTTCTGACTTCCAGTTAAGAACAAGATTTGACGGACACATAACTATTGCTGGGTATACATCTTCTCCAAGCGAAGCAGAGTACTCAAGTGTTGCCAATGCTTGCAGTGTTTTCCCAAGACCCATGTCATCAGCAATGAAGCACCTTCTTGTCTGATGAGCATAGGAGACTCCAGCCATTTGATATGGAAGTAGTGAGCCAGAAATGTTTGGCACTAACAGCACGGCACTATGAGCCCGTGATGCATCTGCTCGTTTTTTACTAACCTCAGCAAACTCTTCCGCATCAAGATGTAGTTCAGCCGGTACATCTATTTTAAAGATTGCAGCCCATTGAATTGCTTCACGAACAGCCGTTCTAGGCACTCTCCATGCTTTTGACTTTGAATCCCATGTAACACCTGGGAGTTGTTTTACTGAGCGAACTTTTACTTGGTCGTAATTAAAGCCAAGATAAATCCAGATATCGTCGCTCCACATGCCAAATGACTTGTTCAATCGTTTTGGTTCATCAAAAAGCATTATTGATGTTTCAACTTCAAAGTCATGAAGGATTGCAAAATCTCTAATTTCAGAAAGAGATGTAGCAGGAGCACGCCAAACACGGGCGAGCTTGTCCCATTTAGCCCCAGGTATCTTCTTAATCGCTGCGACCTCGTCTGGGTCGTATGGAAAGTCGATTACTAGATGGTCGTCATTTAGCCAGAGTCGTTTTTCGTTCATCGCCTGCGACGCAACAAGATTTTTCGCTCGTCTTCAGTCTTTCCCCCGTAGATGCCAAACTCAATTGAATTATCAAGAGCATACTTGAGGCACTCTCCACGAACAAGGCAAATTCCACAATAACCAAGAGCTTCAAGGCGCTGTTTGCGATTGCGCGGGAAGAATGTGAGCGTATTTGCACTAATGCACGCACGTGCTGAACGCCAGGTATCGCCTGAGTAAATCATAAAGCTCCTTTAATACGGGTGTTGAGTCAATATACACACTCCACTGGCCTGTTGCAACCCGTAAGGCATATTCACAGGTGGAACAATAAGGAATACAATAGATATATGAGAGAAATCACGCAACAAGAGTTTGACGCAGTCCTCACGGAGAGACCTACGCCAATGGTCCTTGATATTTGGGCTACATGGTGTGGACCGTGCCAATACATGGCTCCATTGCTTGAAGAGCTGAGTACTGCTTATGAAGGTCTAATACGGTTTGTTAAATCTGATGTCGACAAGAACCCAGACCTAGCAAAGCGCTTCAATGTGATGAGCATCCCAACTCTTTTGATATTTGCTGATGGCGAAGTTGTTTCAACAATAGTTGGAGCTGCCGGACCAGACTTCATTATCACAGAACTTGAAAAAGTTCTATCAGCTGAGTCATACGAAGATGAGTGACGAAATATCTCTTTACCCAGTAGTCATAAGAGAGGCACGATATTCCGGTGTTTACGAAGGTGGAAAGTGGTTTGCCATAGCAGAGTATTCGGGTGAGTCAGAAGCCCTAGAGGCCTACATACACGGAGACGATTGTGATGCATTGGACTTCTGGGATTCAGAAGAATCAAAGATGATTGGTGTAGGTAACACACCAGACGAAGCACTTAAGGACCTTTACCTAAAACATGGCCTGATAGATGAAGAGGCGGTTTCTGTTGAGGAGGCTAATAACTCATTTGACTTCTCACCAAAGAGCCATGAGACCCATAAGGAGTTCAGCTTTAGGTGGAGGGAGTCATTGGGTAATGACCTAGAAAACGGAATTTACAAGTTGAAGGGTGGGGGATTCTCTGGTGACTGAAGCATGTCATAAAAACCTTCAACAACTCCAGAAATGCTTTTCTCTGCTTCGACCCGATTCTCTTCTTCTTCAATTTGTTCAATGTCTGCGAGTATTGAGTTAGCTTGATGAAAGGCAACAACTAATTGAGATTTTTCATTTTCGCTCAACGAACGACCATTGAGTGTAGTTTTTAAATCTCCGTTTTCGTCAATTGCAACAGCAAGCCGCTTACCTGCATTAATCATTCCAAGCAATGCTTCAGTGATTAATTCTGCTTGGAGTTTAGACAAGTTAAACTCAAATGAAAATATCATCGATTTTTCCTAATCTTCATTCCGTCACAATGCGGTCCTGTGTCATAGTCATTGTAACCATTGCTTTGACTTGGTTCTTCATTGAATGCTTCATCAAGCATTTTTATTGTTTGGTCTACAAGAATTGATGTTTCTGCATCAAAGGCAAACCCGTGGTCTCGTATAACAGCAACACGTCGGAGAACATGTGCGGACTGAGCTAGAACTGAGTCAATGTGGGCTTTATTATTCTGCATATTGCCTAGTGCTTTCTGCAACTTCAACAGCAACAATAAAAGCCATAATCTGAGAAGTAAGTTTTTGGTTTAAGAAAGATTCAGCTTGACTGCCGAACATGGAGCCAGCAAATTCACTTTTATTAAAATCAAACACTGGAGTTCCGGCGTCCGAGTACTTGTAGGAAGTGAAGTTTGTAGCGAGATTGCCACAACTGTCAAAGATGACTGTTGATAAGCCCTCAGAAAGCGAACTTTCTAGTGGGTTTTCGTTGAAAATCTGTTGCAGGTTCTTGTCTGGGTATTTTTCTTTCATTTTTTTCATCTGGCTAAGAGAGTCGTCTTCATTCTTGCCGCCGACAAATGCAACTACATCAGAAATGATTCCACCCCATATTGGGGCCACCAAAACATCTTTATAAACGTTCATGAGCCAATCAAAAATATGGTCACCAGGAGCACCATCTTCTGGGTCAATCTGCACAACGCCCACTTCTTCTTCAAGTGGGTTGTCTTTGCTAGGAACCGCATAGAACAGGACTGCTGGGGTGTCCACGGGTCCCTTGTCCACCTTGCTACCCAGAAGCTTGGTTGCCATCATCATCTGGATTGCTTGGTCTGAAAATTTAGTGAGGAATTCTTGGGTTTTTGGGGGGTAAATTGTTGTCATGGCAAAAGAGTACAGCCGCTTTTCTGGAATTGCAAGTATTTTTACTAAAGTGTGGCTGTGCGATAATTAAGTGGAGGAAAAATGGCTCACGAACTAGATAAAACCAAAAATGGTCGGATTCGGATGGCCTACAACGACCGTCAGGTGCCTTGGCATCGACTTGGGACGCCCATGAGAGGGCTCCAGACGATGGAGGCGATGCTTGAAGCCGCCAGCGCAAACTACGATGTTGTCCTCACCAAGGTTGCAGCTGTTGACGACTCAGGAGAGCTTATTAGAAACTCAGACGGCTCAGCAGTCATCATCAATGACAGTAGAGCAACTCTTAGGCAGAATTTTGATGGTTCTTTTGATTCCCTTGCAACAGTAGGGACAAGATATGAGGTCAGACAGAACAGCGAGGTCTTAGAAAGAGCTCTCGCAGTTGTGGGAGCCTCAAAGGGTGATGCTGTTGTAGATACCTGTGGGTGCCTGAAAGGCGGTTCAAGATTCTTCGCAACGATAGACCTTGGTCCATTGGTTCTTGATGCGGCAGGAGTCAACGACAAGCTTGATAGATACTTGGTCATATCAGCAGGTCATGACGGAGTGTGGCCAATCAGATATTCAAACACTGAAATAAGAGCAGTATGCAACAACACTGTGGTGCTTGGCGAAAGAACAGCAAGAAGGGTCTTTACAGCAAGACATACAAGAAATGTAGACACAATCATTGACGATGCACAAGAAGTTCTTGAGATATCTACAAGATGGGCTGACGAATTCACCCGTAGCGCTGAGCAATTGCTTTCAATAAAGACACCCGTATCTGCTGTACCTGATTCAGTGTTAAAGATAGTAGCTCCGTATCAAAAAGCTGAAACAAAAAGACAAAGAGAGCATCGCAATTCAATTGAAGATGCAATCAACTCGATTTATAAAAACGAAAGAAATGCTGCCGGGTATGGATACAACGCATGGTCTGTATATAATGCTGTTTGTGAATACTTAGACCACTACAGATTCACTAGTCCGGAAGAACTTGCAATAGCGAGTATGGATGAAAATTCCTCTGCAACAAAAAAGAAATTAGCAGTACAAAAAGCATTGTTGGGCACATAGAAATGGAAGACTGG